CCAGATGGCGGAAGTTTACTTGTGCTTTATTAAATCTTCTACGTTCCATGACTGTACTATTTCGCTATTATCTAGAACCTTAGTTGCGTCTTCTATTATACCATAAGTATAGTTTAATATGTACGTTTTGTCAACTAAAACAATCAATCCTAAGAAATGATCTGTTCTATCTTGTAGTAAACACAGTTCAGTCTGCTTCTCTAATAACTGTATAGAGTAAGCCATACCTAGTGCAATGGCGTTTTCATCAAACTCACCCTTGTGAATCAGTTCCCAAGGATCAGGCCAATCATTTGAATTATAGATATCTATAACCCTTGTACCTAATGGTGCCATTTTCCACCAGGTGATTACAGATTCTAATTGTTGTTCAGTACCTAAGGTACTGGTTTGTTTCCTAAACGACCTCCACTCACGTAGTCGGTCATCTGGAGATAACGTCCAGATATTCTTTGTCATTTTAGTTTATACTGATTTCCAGTTCTTAGTTATATAACTAAATGTTGTTGCATTTGTATCTGTTGCCGTGTATTGTAATGTCCATACTGCCGGAGAACCCGACCAAGCACCAGAGAATGTATGATCAAGTAGAGTAGTTGTACTAGATGTATGTTCGTCATTAATTGTAACGTTACCGGAGGCTCCGGCTATACCAATTCTAATTACGCCTTTTCTAACATGAGTCGTATGTTTTAATGTATATTCAATGTTTACACTATCATAACGTGTTGGATCAATAGTAATACCAGCACTAGTTGCCGATGCTTGTTGATTTAACGTACTGCTTAGTGGAACATCTAATCCAGCATCAGGACTTAATGTATATACTTCTGTGTTGTATGATAATACAACGGCACTAGCACTTGCTGGAGCAGGGCTAATCCTAACCACAGTACCATCACCTAATTTAGTAATTGAGGCTGGGTTAATTGCTGTACCATCTTCTGTAACTGCATAAGCTACTAATGGGTCAAAGTCTATACCAAAATCAAAATCGGTTGTTGTTCCATCGCCTGTTCGTGTAATTGTTTCGTTACCAATGAATAGTCGCTGGGCATCAGTTGCGTATCCCATTTCACCACTATCTAAGATAGGAAGATCAGCGAGTACGCCTTTCCTCAATTGAATTTTTGCTATAGTATCTGCCATTTGTTCATTCTCCGTATAATGTATTTAGCATCAAATACCATAGAACTGTTGTAAACGTTGAGCCCATTTTAGTTCCCATGTCTTAAATTCTTCAGCATTTGCTTCAAATAATTGCCACTGGCAATCACCACTACACATAAAAATTGCTATGTTTTCTATATTAGTCTCAAACATTTCGTTATGTGCATTTGCATAAGCGGCACCCTGGAGGAAGTAATCATCAATCCATTCACGCTTCTTAGGCTTGTTAGTTTGTTTAAAGTCCATAATAGTAGGCTTGCCTTTGTACATACCAACTAGATCAGTAGTACCAGCATATAGTTCTTTTGCTACTAAATTTACTTCTGTACCCCAGATCTCCTGTACATCGCTTTCAATGTTATCAACAACAACCTGTGCCATTGCTTTTGCTTGCTGATGTACAACGTTGTTGCCAGGGTTATACGTTTCGTATTCACCTAATGCCCAATGTTCTAATATATTGTGCATAACTGTTCCGCGATTCGCGGCAGTTGTTGTGATGCGTTGTGCTTCTTCTGTACCAACACGCTTGCGCCAGTTAGCCAACGCAGCTCGCTTTTCAGCAGGCTGTGTAGCACTTAGGATTGTTGTTACACTTGGTACAGGATCTCCATAAGGATTTATATATAGACGTTTGCCATCTACTTCTGTACGTTTTAACTCTTTATAATCGTAGGGGGATTTTATTTTTACCATACTCTTATAGTATAGCCTTTAGTAGTTATTGTCAAGAATTATTTTGAGATTACCAGTAAAGATTCCACTGATATGTGTTTTGTGAAGTTGTGTTTGTGGTACGTTCAATCTTAAAACCCATGTTTTGAAAGTGAGCTATAACTTGATCCATTTGTTGGCTTTCGCCTCTGTTTGTTCTTGTACCTTGCCAAGTTTGAAAGTAATTTACACTTGTTGGTGTAGTAATATTTGAAACGCCTGCCGTTAATCCAAGAGCTGTATTTGCCGTTCCTGCACCAATCTCATAAGTCCATACTACACTAGGTTGTCCAGTAAATGTTAGTACCAAGTTGTTGGCCGCATTTTTACTTGCTACAACGCCAGTTATTCCTGCATCATTAATATCAGCAATAATGGCATTTAGACTAGTACCTGTTGTTCCAAGTACTACAGTAGTTGTTCCGATTATAATTGAATCACTAACAGCAATAGTAGGGTTTGCTATTGTGCCTGTTACTACTTCAGTAGGTGAGGATTCTGTCATTGTTGTTCCATCAGCCACGTAGGCAACAAACGCACCTGCGGCACTTGCCGTAATTACTGCTAACATGATAGTCGAAACCTCATTATAGATTGTAATGTCTTCACGACTCTTTGATCTTGCCTGTGATGCGTTTAATCCTACACTCATTTTTTCATCTCTTTATCTACTTGTTTCTTAGCAAGTTTCTTAACTTGGTTCTTCTGTACTCCTGGATCCGGTAGATCAGTTGCATTATGGCTCTGATCACTATCAGTATTGAAAAAGGCAACACCGTCTTTGATGTTCCTTACAATTGCGAGACTACCTAATAAATCAAAAAGGGCATTTTCATCTAAATCAATTCCCTGATGGGATAATTCATCTGAAAGTGTTTCAAGAGGAATACTATCCAATCCCTCACCAGCCATTGCTGTTAAGAGATCAAGTACTGCATCTTTACTTGTTGCATTTTCCCTGATAAGATCCGCTAGTCGCATATTAGTTTTTCTTTGTACTAGTATACGTTTTTTCGTCTGGCTTAAAAGTCTGATACTTTGGTTTTTTCTTGCCTACATTACCTGGAGCATCTTCTGCCTTGTATGCTTTTAAACTTTCAAAGGCTTGCTTTAGTACAGCTTTGTTTACTTTGCCTTCTACTTGTGCTTCTTTAACCATTTTCAATGCTTTTAAATATGCATCTTCTTTCATTTCACGACCAGTGTCATCCACCATTGCATCAGCAGCATCGGCTCCACCAAACTCATCTTCTGGTGCGTCCATCTCTGGTGCATCCATATCTGGCATTGGGTCTTCTGCTGGAGCTTCTGGATCCATACCCATGTCCATGGACATATCGTCTGCTGGTGCTTGTCCTTGTGCAACCATAAGAGCATTGTTAACACCATCATTTGCTGATTTAACTGCTTCTAGAGCTCCACCAATTGCCGCCTCAGCCGCCGCATTAAAGGCTTCTGCTTCTGCAAGTCCGATTTCTTCCTTCATTGCATTAGTAATTGACATTAGGTCTTCAACTTGCATACTTGCTAAGTTCTCAGCCATTTTTTGTAGATCATCAGCTACTTGCTTTGCCGCTAGTAGTACTTCTGCTTGATCTAAATCTGCTGATTCTTTAATCTTAATTTTCTTATCTGTTCTAGCTGGTGCTACTTCAGTAACTACTAGCTTCAATCCCTCTGCAATTAGCATAAGTTTTTGGAAGTTTTTATTGGATGCATCTACACCATTGCTACGCAGTTCCTCAAGTCTTGATTCAGTAACTTTTGCTACTTTTTGAATCTTCTCAAGTGGCATTTCAAAGTTGAAATCAATATTGAAAACCTCTGATAGCGTACGGTGAAGTTTTGCAAACTTTTTTTCTTGTAAATCGTTTAAAATCATGGTATACCTCGCTTTTATTGTATATAATGTATTTATGCTTTTGTGAATTTAATTGCAGATTAGATTAAGGACTTAATCTGTTTTTTAATACCACCAGCCTTGCTCATTGCCGCACTTTGCTTTGCAGAATAAACATCTTTCTTATAGGATTCTTTAATCATCTTACCGCGATATTTGTGTGTTGCCGCTTCAGTTAAGTAACTATTGTATCTGGAATCCAGATCTACAATCTTTTTAATTTTATTTGTATTTTCTGTTACTAAGTTTTTAAGAATTGACATTGCTGTTTCGAATAAACTAATATCTCTATAAAGAATATTGCCGTCAGCATCACTAATATCGTAAAATGTTTTCTGAAAGTTTTCAACTAAATGGCGTTTTTCCATTATAACGTTGTAACCGCCCATTGTGATATTACTATTTCTATTAGCAATCCCTACTGCTGTCATACTGTCTGTATTTCTATCTTCGTTAATTGTTTGTGCTACATTGGTTGTAGCATCTTCCAATTTTTTAAGGATATTAAACATCTCTTGACTGTTGGGATTTGCTGTAACGTGTGCCTTTACTTCTGAAGCTGATTCAGATAGTTTGGCAGGTTGGCCGCTCTCAGCGTCCTGCAATTTTTGTAAGATGGCTTTCATCTCTTGTGATTCTTGTGACATTATAAACTTCCTTTGGTTTTACTAAAATACGTTTTACCTTCACGACGTTCTCGCATTGCTACGCCTTTACTTACAAGGTCCTGTGCAACGGCTTGATTTCTTTCACTTAGGTCTGTTTTGCATACTTCTTCAGTCATGCTTTCCAGTACCTGATTTTCTAAATTACTAATTATAATACTGATGCCACCTGGGCACTCAACCATTTTCATTTATTTTACTCCTGCTAAGGATTTAAGTCTTTCTATTTCTGCATTTGCGTTCTGTATTTGTTGTGAATTGCTTTGAATGTTTGCATTGTTATCACTACGTTCTATATCGTCAGGATCTGCAACACCAGCCCCGCCTTGTCCGCCACCGGTTCCTGTAGGTTGAACATTACCACCCGCTACCGATCTCGCTTTGCCTGTTGAATCTCTTGCCTGATCTATATTCAAATTATTTGATCTACGATTTGCTATGTTATTTTTCTTCTGTGCATTTTGGTTACTACTGCCTGACATTTGTCCAGTTGAACCAGTTCCATAACCTGCTTCTTCAATATCTCTTTCTTTCAATTGATTCTTTTTAATTACGTCCACTAGTCTTTTTTCTAAATCATGTAAATGTTTTTTATTCTGTGCATCGGCATTATCGCCATCTAATTCATTCTTCTCTACGTCGGCAAGTAGAGCACTTATTAAGTCTTCACTGTGTGGATATTTGGCTTGTAGTCTCTTAATAGCATACTGTGTTTTTGGATCGAAGCCTGTTAGACTATCGTCATCAACAGCAGATTCGTTTGTTGGACTCATGTCTATGTTATCACTGAACTTATCATCATCCTCTGATTTAATTGCATCTACTAGGTTTAGTGTGTCACGGTAGTTCATGTTCTTAAGTTGTGTGCTAACTTCTTCTGCAGTCAGTTCAACACCAAACTTTACATTAGCATATTCAATTACTGTATCAATAATACTGTTGCCTTTTACATCCATTACTTTATCACCTTATCTTCTCGCTTTATTAAGTTGCTTTACAATCTTACTAGCAGGATTAATACGTTTTGTTCTTTGTGCTTTCTTTGTCATTCTAGCACCCTTACTAGCTTTTGTCTTCTTAAGAGTAAATCTCTTCTTTAAATCTATAGGAGCACTACATTGTGCTGGAGAGCTTACGACTCTGCCTTTACGTTTACCTACTGTACAACGAAATTTCTTAACGACTTTATCACCTCGTTTCGCAAAGACAAGTTTAGCCTCGCTAACTACCGTATTGTAAGCCTCTGTGAAAAACATTTATCCGCCCAATCCCGGAAGATTCAACAATAATAACACTACTGTTGAAAGTAATCCTGCAATAACTGTCGCCGCCGCACCGATAATAAGTTTATTACCACCTGCTTTGTCTGTCGCTTGTTTCTCAACTATCTTATTCATAGCCACTTCTAGGCGATCAAATCTCTTGTCTAAGTTGTCTAATTTTTCTTCCATAACGCGGTATCTCTCTGCACATAAATCTACATGGGCCTCGAGATTTTCACGCTCTAGTCTTGACTGTTGCATTGCCATCGTTTTTTACTTTTCCAACTAGTCTCTTAAAGAGCTGATTTTCCATTAAGTACTTCTTGTACGTTATATGTATTTATAAGAAAGTACTGGAAGTAAAGTATAAATTTTTACTTTCGGCATTTACAGTTTCAAAGTAATCAATTGTATTGTGTGTTTCGTCTAAACCATTGTTAACAGGCACACTATTACAGTCAGTGGTTGCCCAATATACAGGATCTTCTTCACGTTGCCATACTGCATCATGTTCACTAGCAAACTTTAGTTGCCAGACTGTGCCTGTACCTGTATAATTAGTACCAAAGTCGTAATCAGATAGGTCCTGTGTTTCTAATTTGTAAACACTTGACAATACTAACTGTGTTCTCATACTTAGAACTTGTATTAGGGTGTTTGTGTTTTGGGATTGTCGGTAAGTTTTGCTATTACCTTTGGGATTGCTGTCACCAGCATCAGTTATGTCTACTATAGTGTATGCAATTAAAAAGTTTATATCGCCGGAAAGAACTTCTCCGGGTCGTCTAGTACCGTGAACTTTTTGTGTCATGTTAGCCTTTAGCTAGTTTACTCAACGCATAACCGGCAGCAAATAATCCTGCACCCCTTGCCACTCTTTGTGCAATAGATTTCTTTTCTTCTTGATCTAAGTTTAGATTAGAATCTTTTGCATACTTGGCAAACAATGGCATTAGATCACTTCGTCTAGCATTCAAGGTAAAGTATCTATTAATTTGTGAACCCACTAATTGTCGTTGTTGTGTTCCCAAGTTATCCCAATTTTGTACTAGGCGTCTAGCCGCTTTTAGCTTTGGATCTTGGATCTTTAGATCTCTTTCAAGTTTAAAAAAGAACTGTTGTGCATCTGAATTGGAAGCAGTACCATTTTTAATCCTATCTAGAAATCTTTTAATTCTTGGTGTGTCTACATTTACCTTATTCATTAGTAGTTGGCTCTTATCGCCTGGCATTAATTCTGGACGTTGTAGACTGTATATTGTTTGGTACAAATCAGTACCACCTGGACTTGGATTATTAAAGTTGCCCAAAGCACGAGTTCTTTTTGCATACTCTTTGGCTACAGGAGCATAGTCATAGTCTTGACTCATAGCATATAAGCTCATTAGACTTACAAATGTATGATCACTAACACTTCTAGCACCTTCGCCAGCTATCTGGCTTCTACCACGGAACATACGAGCTTCACCAAGTGATTGAATAAAGGTTAGCTCTGGCTCAGGTAAACTGTGACCGCCTTCCATTAAACTCCACTCTGTTGAGGTATATTTCTTTTGCATTAACGAGTCCTCGTCATATTTGCCTGTGAGAAGTTTTTACGATTAACTAACTTAACATCGCCACCCACTACATAACCTTCACCACCAGCTCTGCCATCAGTTGTTGCTGTAATGTCTGCTGGTTGTTGATCTAGTTGATCAATAATATCATTCTTTACTTTCATAATATCACTAATAATTTTAAATACTGCTAGGAAAGCCTTTTCATGTTGTTGTATATACTGCAACAGTCTATCCTTCTTCTTAGCACTAATTTTTGCATTGCCTTCTACCCATTGTATAAAGTTTCCGCCTAATCCATCTAGTGTGCCTGCTTTTGTTTGATTGTTAATATAATCATATATCATATTACTAAAGTTCTTCATCTGTAACTCTGCTGGAACGTCAAACATTGCATCAATTTGTCCTGCATTACTGCTAACAAATGATTCTAGTTGATCCAATCCTGCCGCATCTATTTGTGCAGGGTGTGTAACTACTACTGGTGGAACTACTAACAGTCCACCGCCAACAAATTTAGTTGCATCTACTTTGCCTGTGTTGCCATCTAAATCAATATAAGCATGTAATACAACACCAGCACTTGAGTTTGCAATCTGTTGTCCAATCCTACTATTAGGATCTACACTATATTTTGTAGTATTAGGTGCGAACACTAGGCGTCCTTTTTCCTCTTTTGGTGTGTCAAAGTATAATAGATCACCATGTACAAAGCCTCTATAGTTTGAAGGAGTAGCATTTTCAAATTCACTCCATACATTTCTCATACGGCCTGCAAAGTCTTTTTTGTTTTGGATGTCTTTTGGAGTTGCGTCTGGTTTCATCTTACGATTAAGAAACATATCAGCTAACTGATCTGCACTTGTTACTCTACCATTATATGTTGAAGCACTGAATCCGCTTTTATCTGTAAGTATAAACTCACCTGCTTCATTACGCCCAAATATAACTGCTGGAGAACCGTCCCATTTGATAGTTGCATCACCTGGACTTGATTCCATTTTACGCAGAGTCATTAAACTACGTTTTGCTCCTTCACTACCGTTCCAAAGAATTAAATCTTCAACGTGTTGAATGCGAGCTGCCTCTGATAATTTTTTTGGGTTTGGAGTGTATAGGTTATCAGGCTGAACTAGACGCTGTAATCTACTATTACGGTTACGTCTCTTCTTTGAACCTACAATGATGTCTTCTATTCTCATACTTAATCTCTAATCTTTTTAATTCCTCGCATAAATCTGTCAGCATCTCTGTTCTTAATGCTTAACATCACACGTTTATGCAAGTCGGTAGCCACTTCTGAATCATACTGTTGATCAATCATCTCTAATAAATGAATAATACTACTGATTGCATTAACACCTCTACTTTCAAGTAGATTAGTTTTGTGTTTGCTAGGAGCAATACTATTGATTTCTTCTAATAATGATCTTGTACGTTTTTTCATGACTAGTTATCCTTACTATGTGTATTTAGCTATTATTGTTACTTTAGTCTTGCTTCTTAAGGATACTTCTCATCCTATCCACATTGCCTACTGCTTTTTCAACTGCCATGTTCTCTGATAAATTGTTATCATGTCCTTTAAGTTGGGACTGTCTTTTAAGTTTATCGTGTATTGCACTTGTATTGTTTACAGGATTTGCATCTGCCTCATCATCATCTAAGTCTGTAATCCTTAAACCCTCTACATCAAAGTTTAGATCAACCTTAGATCCAACACCAGCACTACTACGAGTCTTCATAAACTGTATCTGATATCTACCACGTTCTCGCATTGCATTACTAGTAAAGATACCAATAACATTATCTGCTGTCTGGATTTTACTTAAACCACCTGAGATATGAGAATGATCAAACTCTACTTCTTCAACTGCACTACGATTCAACTGTGAGGCTGTTGCAAATAACAATTGATGTTCCACACTAAAGTTACGCAATTCCTCACTTACAAACTTATCCTTAATAAACAAGTCGCTTGGTGGAACCTTACGTTGTGCAGGCATCATTAGATCCAAGTAGTCAACTAACATTGCATCAATCTTAATGTTGTTCTTTACTTCAAATTCTTTCATATAACTGTTTAGATCATTAACAGTAATACCATTGGGTAACTGTACAATTTGCAGTACTCCTGCTTTCTTACCTGCCATACGAACTTTTAAGTCTACATCACTAACATTACGGAATACTTCTTTTGTATTCATACCAGTAATCATACTATCAAGACGCATACTACATAGTTCTTCACTAAGTTCTAAACTAATATAGATAACATTATGTCCTTCCAATGCCCAGTTCAATGCCAAGTTCTGTAGGAATAAACTTTTACCACCACCAGATGCGGCCGCAAATATGTTTAGTTCGCCTCTATTGAAGCCACCATACAGTTTGTGATCTACTGCTTTCCAGCCTGTACTTGTACCACCACGTGCAGAGCGTACTCTTTCAATACGTTCACTAGGAGATTCCCAATAGTTAGTACCCATGTGTTTCGCAAGTCCAACTTGTACTGCATCTTTTACAAGTTTCTCGACAGCACCAAACTCACCCTTTTCCAGTAAGTCAGTACTCTTTAGGATAGCACCTTCAAGAGCTTTTTGCTTACAGAAGTTTTCAAACTCATCTGCAAACCATTTCTTATGTCTATCATCTACATCAGGGATACCTGCAAGTTCTAATCCTGTTGTTGCCATTAACTGTTCACGTTTAGGCAAGGCACCATATTCATTAGCATGTTCTTGTATAAACTCAACACTCTTTCTAAGTGTTCTATCAAAATACTCTGGACTCATAATGTTATTAACACGGACAAATAAGTCTTGATCCTGTGCTAGGAATTCTACAAATAGTTTTTGTATTTCTAATCCATAGTCTTTGTGTTCTGTGTTCATATTTCCCTCACTTACAATATTTCTGTGCCAGTAGTTTTATCTTAGTTGGATTGCTTATAGCACCGTCCAGTATACTACGAACTGTGAACAATCTACCATATCGTTCCAGAGCATCTCCGGCGTCTTTACAATCAGTCCATTCAGGAAAACTAACACTCCAACCTCTGTCGATTGCTGTGTTGACTGCCTTAATTCCTGCAAAATCTTTATCTGCCAATAGTATAACACGCTTCTGTAAGTTGTCAATAATATTGGCCTGATCATCATTTATACTATTGCTTCCAATAGCAATGCCATCAGTTACAATAGCATCTAATGGACCTTCAGTAACAATAACAATATTTTTGTCTTTTGTCTGTCTATCTAATCCGTATATAAAGTTATTCTTAGGTTGCTGATTATAATACTTGGGCATTCCTTCAGGCGGCTTACCAATCCAACGTGCAGTATAACCCACCACTTTTCCTTTATAATGAAACGGAATTACAAAGCGACTCTTCATCCTACCCGGAGTCGAAGCCGGACTATACATAAATCTTCCATCATCAATATTAAATCCACGACTATGTATGTACTCAACTGCTTTTATAAAGTCTAGATTTACCTCACCTTTGTAATCGTTAATTGGTTGGGTGCCTTCCGGCAATGCCATTTCTTCCCAATCAATTACAACAGGAGCCGATCTAGCCTCTTTCCTTAGTAGGATAGTAGCAACATCTTCTTCTCTTAATAGTTCTAGTTGTAATCTTTGTACATCGCTCTCGTCAGCACCAAATCGTAATAGTAGTCTTTTAACTCTATTACTAATGCCTTTGCCAGGACTCCAGCCAGTCTTATAACCACAGTTAAAACAGTTATAACTGAACTTGTCTTCCTCAAAGCGAAAACCACCTCTACCTTTTATATCTGGCCTTGACTCGCCATTAACCACACACATGGGACAATTTCCATGCGTCCAGCCCGATGGACTACTAGTCCAGCCGACAGGTAGAATAGATTTAACGTAGTTTGTTATTAAGCTCATACATATATACTACAGCCTTATTACGACTTTGTCAACCGTTCCAGTTGCTCCGGTTACCTGATGATTGAATCTTACATAATATAAGTTTGATGTAACTGTAAAAGGTTCAATGCCAGTAAATGCATTGAATTGATGGTAGTCAGTTGCCGCACCTAGTTCTAAATTAAACCAGTCTGAATTATCTGGATAGGGACTTGTTGCACCCTGTAAGTAGAACTTGCCAGTATAACCTGTGCAATAGACAGCAAACGTAATTAAACCCTGCACTTTTTGATAATGTTTGGGTCCGTTTAGTTTTTCACCAATATTATCAGTTGTGCCATCATATAACCATGTTGTAGTTGTTTGTGTAGTAAGTGGAACACTAAATGCATCTTCACTAATTTCAACAGTTAGTGTAGGTCGCATGTTAGTATCAGCAAAGAGTGGAAGTACTAGACCTTCAGCATTTTTATATGTTAATACAAGATCATATAATCCAGAAATTGCATCAGCAATATCACTGCTTCGTAATACAAGTTTACATGTACCTAAATCATAATCTGTAATGGTACATTCTTTTGCTACAATAGTATTCTTGTTTTCTCTGAATATTAAACTAGCATTAACTGTTACGTTATTAAGCATGATAGGTTTTCTATCCTGATTCTTAACATAGAACCAAAACTCGTTGTCTAAACCTTTGAACGCTTCTAACTTCCTATAGTTCAGAGGACTGTTAACTGTAGTTCCACGGCTACTATTGTACTGGCTTTGCCCTGTAGAAGTTCCGTGATCCTGTAATGTATACAAATCGCCCGTCTGGCTTATGTTATAACTGGTACTGTAATTGCTCATTTAATGTTCCTTGTATGTAAGTATTTATGTTATCTGACCTAAAAATTTAGTTGCTAAATAGAAGTACAATGATAACAAAGTATCAAGAATTTTTAGAGGAATATCCCTTCCTGACTGTTATATCCTATGCCGGAAACGAATACATAGGTATTATGCAGAATATAGATACTCAGATTGCGAGTATGTATGTTTATGAGCGACTGAAAAGTAGAGAAGAGAAGTCATTATTCTTAGAGCTTGGTGAAGAATGGTGGTGGGAGACAAATCGTCGACTACCAATTAATATTGCACTTTTAAATAGATGGCCATTCAATTATTGTAGTCAAAGTTTTAACGTTAAACAGATGGAGATTATTACTGGACCTGAAGTACGTTTAAGTAATTCAATTACAAAACGTATCAAGCGAAGAAGTATTAGTCTTATGAAGAAGAATCTCTAACTAACTTATTCAGTTGTAGAATAATTGCCATCGCATAAGCATGTGCATGAGCCTTCTTAAAGAAGTAAGCATCGTCTGTTGGCTTAACCCATACACTACTAAACACCGTGTTCCAGTCTTTACCAACTAGATGTCTTTTAGCAGGACGAATCATCGCAAGTACCGCCGCCAACTGTTCCAGACTTTTGGGTTGCATACGCTTCACTACATCAAAGTGATTATGTATGTGGAAACATTGCTTTACTATCTCTTGGTAATTCAGTAAATCCCATTGCACAGGCATATCTAGAAGTTTATCTAGTTCCTCTTTACTTTCAATCCCCTCATATACATTTACGTTAAGTACATCAATCTTAAAATAACCCAGTTGTTCTGCGTCTTTGTGATCTATTGTACATAAGTCTGTAAATGGATTCGTAGGCACTTCATGGAAGTAAACACCTGTATTGTGCTTTACTTGTTTTCCGTCCCTTGCAATCATTGCCTGGGTGTTCTTAATCATAGTCAATAGTTTGTTTCTATTGGCTACGTCAATATCAATATCTGTGTTTACAATCATCTAGCAATTCCTAATACTCTTAACATCAGTAGTTTATCATATGCATCTTTCCAACCATTTACTGAAATGGCCGCACCTTTATCTATCTCCTGTGCTAATGGGTAATCATTCCCATCTGGATCCATTCTATCTCCCATAAAGTATAACACATCATCATATGTAAAGTCACGAACTATCTGACTTTTATCACATTGTTTTGGATAGATATCAATACCAGTTTCACCGCCTGGCTGTGCTTTTAGTTTCTTAAACTTTAAATTAAATGCTTTTGCTATGGTGTTACGTTCATGATTTTTGTTATCCCACTTTACATATTCAGCACGTTCTTCTGTTGTAGCATTACGCCCAACTACACTAAAGTTTACCATACCCGTTCTGTGTTCGAAATGTAATCCAGTCCTTAGTTTAAATTTACTTGCATCCAATTGTTCCTGTAGCCATTTATTTGCTATCCTGGATAGTTTCCAAGTATTTGTAAATATATTCTTATCCTTTTGCCATACATCATTGCCACTACAATTGTATACAGTATGGCATCTGTTGTATAAGTCTTCACCTATCTGTTCAACTGTCTTGGGCTTATCACTACCTGTTACTAGATAAACCTTATTTCTTAATGCAAACTCCATTAGGAATTGTTTAAAACCTGGATTGATCTCTCCTCTACTTGGTGTTAGTGTTCCGTCTACATCGAAAATAAAGTGGTTGTTCATGATAAGTGTGCCTTTTTTAACAATTGTTTTACCCAATTAAAGTCTTTTTCAAACCTTTTCATCTTAATTTGCCATACATGTGGGTCTATGTATTCAATGATCATTTTAATTTGTTCTTCATTAAGACGGTCAAGTAATGCTTGAGCTCTGTTGCTTGCATATAATACCCACGGGCTGATTTTGCCACTGCATATATGAAAAACTGCCAGATTACTTGGTACTGCGTCAAAATAATTATTCCATTCGTTAGCATTATTTTCTCCCCAATCCTGCATAAAGAGTATAGTACGTTCTACTGCTCTATCACAACTCTCACTTTTAAGTCTTTCTTTAATCCAAGTGTTAAAGTTTCTGTCACTACACCATCTATCAATAGCAATATTGTTTTTTAGTAACCATGTTGTGTATACTGGCACATCATCTATCTTAAGATCAATACAGTAACTACCGTACTTTACAAATGCAGTATAGTATTGACTACCTGAAAAATCCTCATATGACTTTTCTTTTTTACTATTGGTTCCTATTCTATAGAATAACTGATAACTACGGAATGCCAGTTGTACATGCTTGCTGTCTTTTTGTTGGAACCTACGTTTAGGCTCACAGACATGTACTGCAAGAGTGCCTTCTCTCTTAAAAGTCTTGTTACAGTACTCACATTTAAACATTATTTTAATAACTTTTTAATATCTTTTTTCTCTAATCCATATTGCTCTAGTATATCTGTGATCTCTGCTTTGTCATATTGTAATAGGAATATGGCAAGTTCATCATCATTATATTCAGGATGTTTCTCTTTAAAAAACTTAAACAACGGCTTATCAGTACCTTTTTTGCCTGGAGCAATCCACGGATGATACTGTATCTTACCCAAGCCTACTGCTTGTAGTAACTGGTATTGTAGTTCTGGATGATGTCTTAGTGTATTGAAGTGTACATTAACAAGCTCATTAGTCCATTCAAGATAATGTTCCTCAAAATCTTTTATGCCGTGTTTAACACTACTTGCATATCGCATCAATACCCATATGCCAACCTTTTTCTTTTCTTCGTCAGTTAAACTGTTATACCAAGTTCTATCCTTAACGTCAATAGAACGCATCTCTTCTTTAATTGTTAGTTTATTACTCATTACCAAAATCCCATAGTTTTAGCATTACCTACTATTATAAAGCCACATGTAACAATATGCAAGACAATCCAGAAGGTTCTAAACCATAATGCTTTAATAACATCTTCCTGTTTGATAGGTAAAAACTCTGGCTTGTCATCATCTGTAATACCCACTGGCATACCAACAGTCCTACTCCATACTTTTAGGAATCTTCTTTGCCCGCTCATTATAGTCTACCGAACACAAGTTCTCTTTCAACACAGAACAGGCACTTGCCACAATGCTGTTCCCCAAGATAAAATCCTGCACTCGTACCTGATTCGCATGACCTTGTTAGTGGCAGTAACTTGTCAATTAAATTGTGCTCCTGGTACAGTTGTGATATGTGTGTTTTGTCCATGTTTGCGAACGGTTCATACAATACAGTATTACGACTAGTACGCCCAATACTACTCTGAGAAATTCTTTTCTTAATATCTACAGTACGGCTACTGTCTACTGTGTATCCAGATTCATAAAATTTATTTTCTGTTACTTCGCGTAGCACTGGCATTGTTATTTCAGGATCCATCATATTTGATGATCCAACAAACTCGTATGTGATATCCGTGTGATCTTTTAGCATTTCGGTTGCCAAATCTTTTTGAGTTTTAGCATATCCAATTAAAATGCCAGATTCATCCAGTACATGTTCAAGTACATCTGTCCGGTGCTCCTCACACACAATACCAAATTCTTCTTCTAGGAAAGTAATAAGTTTTTTGGCATATTTGATGTAAAAAAACTTTTGTGTGGTATCAATTGATATATGATAAAATTTTATATCGAGATCATTTTCCTTGATGTACAGGGCAGTCAAGTACATTAGTATAGCACTATCAGGGCCACCCGAATTTCTAAAAACAATGTTTCCAGGGTTGTTTTTTAAGAAAGAAAGGTCTATCATAATTACCACATCACATTGATATCTAGTACTTCTGGTATTTTACTTGATTCTTTTACAAACAGACAACACAATGGACTAGGTTCATCTGTTACTGGTACACATAATAGGTGTCCAAATTTAAGTTTAGGAGCATACCATTTGATGTCAGTATATACATTTGTTATTTGTATATCAAGATATTCAGCTTTAAATCCGTTGACTGGATTAAATGCAAAAGCACTAAATCCTCTGTCGTTTAGACTCATTAGATTTAATACTTCAGGCTCTCCAACTTCACGATCACAAATAACTACACTCCAATCTAATGGGACACTGATTTGTTTATTGCCAATCTGTACCACTGCGGCTGGACTATAAAAACTTTCCAGGAATACTAGTGGGACAAAGTAATAGTCCACATTTTTTGGGTCACTGTAATCTAAGATGCCATAACGTAGATCATCTACTTGATCTGGTATCTCATCTAAATCATATATTTTATTTTCTACTGTTAATATTTTCATTTGTATCTAACTTTTTCTATTGTAAATGGGTAGTTTGCTTCTTTATAGAAGTTCTTTCTTTCTCTCAAATGTCTTTTTGAGAACTTAGCCGTGCTTGTTATATCCCATATCTGCACAAAGTCTTTATCGTTGGCTTTACGAACGCCACGTCCAATACTCTGTATAACTCTTACAAAACTCTTACCCGGTTCAATTAGAACTAAGTTAAAGATTCTAGGGATATTAATACCTACGGCCGCCACACCATATGTTGCTACAAGGATTTGTTTATCCTCAGTATTAATTTCATCATAATGTTCTTTACGAGTAGCACTTTTCATACTACCACTAACAAAACTAGCACCTGGGATATTATCCACTATTAGATTGCCTGCTTTGATTCTATCAACTAGTATAAGTGTATTACCACTTTCTCCTATAGTTTCTAACAAACTACTGATATATTCCATACGTTTTTTATCACTAGTTAAATATGTTAGTTCGCTTTGATAGTTACTGTACTCCACAGTCTCTTCTAACTGTACTACATTCACATGACAGTTACTAAGTACACCAGCTTCTTGTAGAGTTTCAGTAGCAAGTTTATTAACTACTTCCCCTAAACAGGCTTTTAGTGCAATACGTTCATGATCTGCTTTTGGAATAGTACCAGTTAATCCCCATCTCATTGGAATGTGTGCAAAATCTTTTGTTAGTAGTTCTTTAAGTACATCTGCTTTAGCCTGATGAACCTCATCTACTATTACACATGTTACATCTTCACTAAAGTCCTGTAGACTAAAGTCTGTCTTTGCATCACGGAATTGTTTCTTAATACTATTTAAACTCTGCCATGTGCAGATAGTATGTGTTTTGCCATATTCTTTCTTATCACCATAGTACACTCCAACATCTAAACCCAAGTTCTTATAGTCTGCATATGTCTGTGTTACTAGATCTTTATTAGGTACAATAACAATTGAACGTCCATAGTCTTCTACCTTTGCACTTAGGGCGGCTGTGATAAGTGTCTTACCTGCGCCTGTGGCAATCTCCTGTAGACATTGTGGAGTTTCTAAAAACTTATTTACAATATCAATCTGATAATCACGAAGTGTTACCGGTTCACCTGCCATTGCATGACCTTCAGGCCAGTTCTTATGTTGGAATGTAGTCTCATCAACAATATCAAACTCTAACTTTATTTGTGTCCTGTGGTCTTCCACATCTACTTCATAACCATCTGCAATAATAATTGGAAGTATATCATCCAATAGATTACTGTACGTCACTCCACCAATAGTAAAGAAACTAATACAACCATCCCATCTACCCAACTTATATGCTGGTACATGGTATGCATAAGGCATAAAGAACTTCAGCTTCTTCTCAATCTTCTTTCGAGTCTCGAGATCTAAGCCTTCGATCTTACAATTCACTTCATCTTTTAGGATTATTTTACAACTCATAATACTATTATACACGATCTAGTTTGTTTGTCAAGATATAAAAAGAGCCTGGCAAATAAATGCCAGGCCCGTAGTTGGGGGGTTATCACACCCTTCGCATACAAGTAACTTCAGCTACTGCTTGCCATTTCTCAGGCATTGCTTTACGAAGGTCTGCAATTTTAGTAACCATACGGAGTGAGATCTCTCTCATTCTATCCTTCTGGTCAATCATAAAGTTTACAACTTGATCTTCAGTTGCCTTGTCAAAGTCGTATTCATTAAGCATACCATCTTTAACAATCTGCTTACAACGTAGAACTTTCTCACGAGTTGTATCCATAGTTAAGTCTAAGTAGTGACAACGTGACATAATAGCATCCAAATGGTCTTTAATCTTACCACGTACCTTATCAAACTTTAGGTTAGTAATAAAAATAACTGAACCCTTAAATTCAAAACAGTCTGGAATACCTTCACGTCTTAACAATGCACTATCTGTATTCCAATTAAGTTTACGTTTCTTACTGGAATCTAGTGCCGCCTTAAGTAAGTTAAGCGATGTCTCGTCATACAATACTGTATCACAATCATCTAGCACTAGTACATTGTTCTTGTCTGCATTACTATATAATGTCTTATACAAACCAATTGCACTACTGGCACCCTTAACAACTTCAAAACGTAACTTGTTGCCTGCAATTTTATCGAACAAACTGTTCTTTTCTAAAACTGCTTCTACACCAAACGATTTACCAACACCTGGAGGGCCTGTAACAACCATACCACGAACAACACCATCAATAGATGCTTGTGTCATTTCGTCTAGTATCTCAAATCGCATACGAAGCCTTTCAATGATCTGGTCATCTGTTTCGTTAGGATTGTCAACTGCATCGTTAACTACACTAATAATTGATTCCGCTTTTTTAGACTTGCGGTTAGTCTTAAGTGCCATTGTTTTCATATGCAAACTCCTGTTTGTGTTTAAATTCTAATTATATCTAAGTATAACACCGGTATGTCTTACTGTCAAGAAAAGAGTTGACTCTTTTATCCAGCAATATCAAGTGCTTATAAATCTTTTGAAATTTATTTTGTTTTAAGAACAAATTCCATACCACTCATATTAGCAATATATACGCCTGGCTTATATTTCTTAAAGTTTAGTGGTATGCCCTGTAGTTCTGCACGAATGCTGTCGTGTGATTTACGGATAATAGTAACTTCAGCAGTCTTATCGTTATCTGTACATGTTACAGTCATAACTTCTGGCTCGTCCCATTTCATTATTTTAGCTCTCCCATAATTTTAACACGATTTAACATTGTTTCTTTTGCTTTGGAATACTTACTGTTCTCATGTTTGAGAACTGTTCCACGAATAGTAACGGTTTTGCCGTTAATGATATCACTAATATCTGGCTGATCTCTCCACCAAAACTTGATAATGTCTGTATCATTATATACACTAGTGATCATGTATACGCCTGATGTTTGAATAAACTTAACATCAATGATCTCTACTGAAAGGTCATAACGTGTACGGACTTCACCAAAGTAATCACTTTTAAAACGTAACTCTTCAATTTTGTCTGTAATAGTTTGCCTTACTTTGTCAATAACATTCATATGAGGTATACTGGCAATAACGGCAACAGTGAAGTTGGTAAGATCATTAGTAAACGCCTCACTTACACTGGTTTCAAAGCGAGTTAAACTACCCTGTAGTTTTTTCAGCATAAATTTACCATTGAACTTGTCCATGATAACTTGTGCTTCTTGCATATCTTCTGAGGAAGGGCGGGTATTATCAGCGATAAGATCAAGAATAAGCGATTTGTTATCCTTAACTTCGACTGATTTCTCACCTGTGTTTGGGTCTACTTTAATATAGCCATCGCCACTACGAACAAAGCCCTGTGAGTTGTACGTTTGTACGCCCAGAGCAAGTACTTCTTGTGGGTTATAGCCGCTGATAATTTTAGATTTTTTAGCCATGTTCACTGTCCTATTAGCTTGTTTGTCCTATATTACTATAATAGCACAATTAGCCAGTGTGTCAAGTGTTTTTTTATAAAGAAATATCTTCTAGTCCTGCCGCTCTAAGTTTAACGATATTATTAATCTGAAACTGTTTTGCCTCCAGAGCTTTAATAACACCGATAAACCTATTGCGAACTAGACTGAAATCGTTGATGAGGTATTGAAGCGATATTACGTCCTCTTCTCCATCAACGAACTTTTCTGCGTCCCTAGAACTGAGTGCCCTATTATAAGACTCTAGAAACTTACGGAAAATTTTACTGCGAGTTTTTCGCATTTCAGTATTGAGGTATTCGAGTATTGCTTCTACTTCTTGAAGTTGGTTAAAACGGTGCTCAACGATACCAGGCATGTCACGGCTCTGTTTTTCGAGGTTACCTTTCATTCCACATTCATACTTTGCTTCATCTATTTCTTTTTCAAAGTGTGATATCGCTTCCACGATATCACTCATATTTGCAGTTACTCTTCTATACCATTTACTCATGAGATTTATTCATCCCACTCTGTATCGAATTCTTCATCCAACCAGTCGTCCTCAGGTTCTGTTTCATCCTCTTCCAAAACAGTATCAACTGCTTTATCCAAGTATTCATCATGTTCTCCTATTTCAACTGCATTAGACTTTACATCGAATCCATAATCTACAAGTTTATATACAAATGTTTCTGCATAATCTAGTTTAGACTTATCAGGAATAAACGAGAATCCTACATCATACAATTGTAGCATAAACTCTAGGTCACTGTCATTAAGATTCATCTACTTCTACCTCTTCAACGATTACATCAGGAACCTCATTAGGATTTGCATCCTGTACTTCTTCTGGTAATGAACCAAACTCTTCCATAACCTTATCCAATGCACCATCTTTATTTGCATTCCAAGGCTTACGGAACATTTTAATTACTTCACCAGTGACTGGACTAATATATTCTAGACTATTACCACTTTTCTTTAGGATGTCTTTTGCCTCAAAGAATTCAGTTAGTCCACTATATGGGCTCATACCAGTCTCATAAGGTATTTCAACTTGTACACTTTCAAAAGGTTTAGCATAACGAGTCTTCATTACTTTACAAGCGGCTCTAATACCATTTACTGTAGTAGTCTTATTACCATCTGCGTCTACTTTTAGTTTAAGTTTTCGCATTGCAACAACAATACTTGAGGCATAGATAAAGCCTTGTCCACCACTGATCTTGTCATCTGGATCAAACATGTCCTGTGATGCATAAGTGTGGTTAGTAGCCATAAGTCCAACGTTATATTCACCGAACATATTGACCGTATTACGAACTAATGATGTTAGTGCTTTAGGCTTACGGCCCATATCACCTTTCATATCACCTTTTTGGAACTGATCAACATCTGTAGGTGTTAATAGCATACCAAGTGAATCAACTACAAACAATACTTTAGGACGTTCTTCGCTTTCTTTATCTGCATATTCCAGCTTATAGTCCTTCATAAAGTCTGATATTGTCTTAGCAACATCATCAATCATACTCATGTTTAGTTTAAGCAATTTGCTTTCGTCTGTGTCGACGTCCAATGCATGTAACCATGATTCGTCGAGTGCATTCTCACTATCAATTAAGATAACAAAGATGCCTTGATCTTGTGCCGCTTTAACAATATTGCCTGCGGCTATGTAGCTTTTTCCTGCTCCACTTTCACCAGCTAGTACAGTAACTTTACCTAGTGGGATACCTTTTTCAAAGTCTCCACTAATT